CGCGATGCCTTCGACAATGACCGTCTTGTGTGCTTCCAACTGCTTCAGTTCGTTGTGGATGGCGAGGCCGGTGTACAGGTCTCCGCCGCAGCTGTTGATCTTGATGACCACTTCCTTGGCGAATCGAGCCGCCTCAAGGTCCTGGCGGAACGTCTGCGGGCTGATGTAGTCGAAGTCGCCGACGTCTTCGAGGTACCACTTCGGGACCTCTGTGCCCCAGACATCGCCATACAGTTCGATTTCCGCGGTATCGCCGTCAATCATCATGTTCCAGAATTTAGGTGTCTTCGTCTTCGTAGCTCTTCACCTCTTCTTCGATTTCGAGTTTCTTTCTGGCTTCTGCCAGTTTTTCGTTTTCGCGTGCCAACTGTTCGACGTTGGCGTCCCACTGGCCGCCGTTCAGGCGAATGGTGGACTGTTCGCGAGTGCTGAAGCCTTCTGCGACCGCCATCGCTTCCGCGTTGATTTCTTTCGTCGGGTCGAGCTGTCCCTGAGACGGGCCGATCCATTCGCACCCAAGCCAGGCGGCCCGGATTGCCGGGTCGGCGAAAAAGCCGGGTGCTGCCACGCGGCCAAGGGCTACGGCTTCACTCAGCCAGATCGCATAGATAGGAGTACAGAAATCATTCGCGAACCACTCACGGCGCATTTTGAATGCCTTCCAGGCTTCCAAAAGTGCAGCACGCGAGGCGGAATAACTGGAGTTGAAGGACTTCAGCAGAAGATCCGCGGGAATCTCGAGCGCCGAACCGATCTGTTCACAAATAGTCCGTTCGAACTCGTTGAAGCCGGTGTTCGGATGCTTCGGGTCCGCGAAGATGATGTCCTCACCGGGCTTCATGAAGTTGACCTGGCCCGGTCCCATTTCGTACTCATTCGGGTCGAAGGACTCTTCCGGGATGGTAGATCCGACCTCGTTGAACGGTGTCTCTGCCGGGTTGGTCTCCGTCTTCACGAAGGCTGTAAAAAACGCCTGAATCATCGCTGCCGTCAGTTCCGCTTCGGTGTATCTCCGGAGCTGCAGGAGCGGTTCGATGCACTGGGCGACGTACGGGACACCGCGATACTGGTCTGGACGCTCGCTTTCCATTACATGGAGCACATTTGGCAGACCGGTTCGTTCTCCGTATGCCTTCACTCTTGTCCAGGTCGTAGACTTATGCGACCATTCGAACGGATGCGTGTTGCAGATGTGGTAAGCTTCCACCATGCCGCTCTCGTTCACCTCGACGCCGTCGTAGATGATGTTCCCATCCTTCGTTTCGCCTGTCGTCGACATGACCGGAGACAAGTCCACCGACTTGTCGTGCGGTGTCGATACGAGGTCCGCCTCCATCAGATGGATGCGGAGGGCGTACGGGTTGACCGGTGTCGGTTCATACCGTTTGACAAGCGCGAAGACATCGCCGGACATCAACCAGGACGTCAGCGCCAGCTGTTGCATCTCATTGAAGTCGTTCATTCCGGTGGCATCGCAGGCATTTTTCGAACCGGCCCAGAGTTTGAACTCCCGCTCCACGTTTTTCTGCCACTCGCCCGCCTGCTCCGGCGTCATCCCGAGCACGTCCCGGTCGATGCGCGACTTCAGCTGAAGCCCAAGGCCGATGACGTTCGTGCGGTTCGTCTTGATGGCACTGGTAGCAATCGGAGACGCCATGTAGAGCATCCGGGACCGCTGCCGCAGGGTGTAGTTATTGTTGTCAATGTCTTCTGCCGGAGAGCCGGAGTGAGGTGTGAACCCCTTCAGCTGCCGCTTTTGGTGCGATGCCCCGGCTTCCGAATACCCCTTGTTGACGGGTTTGATTACTTCGCTCAACTTTTCACCTCCCTGAAAAGGGCATAAAAAAACGACCCTCTCGGGTCGTTGATTCAGTTTTACCAATCGCGAGGCAGAATACCGACCGCCTTCCGCGGCTTTCGGCAGCGTCCCTCGTCCATCGCTTCCAGCTGGTCTTCGAGGTCGTCGATCTCGTCCATCAATTCCTTGATGATCTTCCGAATACCGGGAAGGTCGATGTCTGCCCGCTGCAGCGACCGGGAGCCGATGGTGTAGGCCTTGACATAGTCGCCGGTCACCAGCGCCTTTTGGATCTTAAGGCACTCTTCGAGGAGGGCTCTGTCCGTTTCGAGAACCTGTTCGACGACCTTCCGCCTTGTCTTTCCCATTCTGTCACTCCTTACCAATCGCTGAACATCTCAGCTCTCTTGCTTCGCCTTCGTGGCTTCTGCGCCTGCTGTGTTACTGAAGGCTTCTCTTCCGAACCCTTCAGCCGTCTTTCGACCGCATCAAGGTCTGGGTTTATGATCTTCAGCGCCGCCATCGCATAATTGCGGCAGTCCAGCGCTTCGTTTCGTTCATGGCCTGGTATCTTCTCCCATCGCCACACGTCTCCGCGGTTCGTATGCGCCAGCACCATCTTCTCTGACAGCAAGCCGTTAAAGAAGTTCATGTCGTACCCCGCATCCGGGTCCGTCGGAAAGTGCGAAAACTTCGGGCCAGGTTCCTCGACCTTCAGGCTTGACATGATGGAGGCTTTCCCGGAGTCGACGCCTATGGTGTACAGCCAGCAGGTCCTCCGCTTATTGTCGCGGATGGCGACCTTCGATGGCGGAGAAATATACGGGATGCCGTCGCCACCCTTGCCCTTGATAGCGAAGAATCGCTTGGCCTGTCTCTTCTTGCACTGCTCATAGACTTCCTGCGTAAAGTGCCCGCCAGAGTCGACGCAGAAGATGGAGATCTTCAGGCCCTTCCCGCTCCGGAAGTGGAAGGCATGCGCCGCGAGGTCATCCAATCTTGACCAGACCTCTTCCGTGTCCGGTCTTCCCATGATGATGCCCTTTTGGATGCCCCACGTCTCACCGTAGTGGCCATGGCCGACCACCTCATATTCGAGCCGGTTGTCCTGTGTGTCGACCCCACAGGTCAGCACCAGAACACCGTCTGGAAGTTCAACCGGGGAGCCGTCTTCACAACGACCATAGTCTTCGCGACGCGACAGCATCTCATCTTCATCGGCAAGATCTCCGCGGTCTTCCCACAGCTGTCCGAAGAGGGTGTTATACACGACCTTCAGCCGTTCCGGGTCGTCCTTCGCCTCGAGAAAGCGGAGGCAAATGGTCTCCCAAGATGTCCATGGCGATGCGAAAGCTGTCAACCAGAACGAACGGACGCCGTTCTGCAAGGCGGCGGGATTGTCGGCGATCCACTTCGCGGGCTGCCGCCGCATCCGGTGTTCACTGTGGACGCATCCGCAGTTCGGGCACATCCAGTGGACGTCGCCGTCAATGGTCCAGGTCTTCTTCCCTCGGACACGCTCCATATGTGGTTCGAACTTGATGTCGTTGAACCGGATTTCGGAGTATGCCCCGCAGTCAGGGCACTGGTGGCACCAGCGTTCCTGTGTGCCGGTATAGTAAGCTGTCTCAATCCTCGAATCCCCTTTGATGGTAGGAGTCGAGACGAGCAGCGTCTTTGCGTTGTAGAAAGTGGTCTGTCGTGCTTTGGCGAGGCTCAGCGGGTCACCTTCGCGCCCTGCGGACCGTGCGAAACGATCCACCTCGTCAGCGATGACATACCGCGCCGGGGTCGATGCGAGCGCCGAGGCACTGTTCGACCCCGTGATGGTCAGCATGCCGCCAGGGAACGATTTTTGCAGGATGGTCGATGCGCTCTCCCGTCCCACCTTTGTCTCTTTGACCTTCTTCGCGATCACCGGGGTGTCGCTCACCATCGGAGTCACACGCAGACGCGAAAACTTCTTCGCGTCATCCACTGTCGGGTGGATGTACAGGATGCTCGCGGGGTCCTGATCAATGATGTATCCAATGCAGTTCAGCTCGAACTCAGACTTGCCCACCTGAGAGGCAGCCACGACAGCGATGTCGTGGACCTGCGGATCGGTGAAAGCATCCATAACCTCTTTAAGATATGGTGTTCTGGAAGTCCGCCATTGACCAGGTTCAGCGCTGGACACCGACGAGAGCTTTCGGTACCGATCCGCCCATTCAGATACCGTTAGGTTCTCCGGCGCCTTCGTGCAGGCGACCGCTTCGCCGATGACACGATTCAGACGTTTGAGGTTCTTCTCATCCATCGTCTTCGTCCCGCTCCCGCCAGCCTTCCCGCTCCCTGACTTTCTTTTTGTAAAATTCAGGGTCGTACCGATAGACGGACAAGGTATTTAGCGTATCGTTGACGACCTCTTGAATAATTGCAGACGTCTCCATCGCAGTCTGAGCGTTCGCCGTATCAACCGCAAGACGACCCGGAAGAGCAAGGAACGCCGCTCTCACTGTCATAGCGTAGTCCTCAAAGGCTTCCGCCACATCTTCAGACCGGTGGACATTGCCGTTCAGTTCCGCCAGTTCCAGTTTCGCGATGGCCGCACGTGCAGACTTCCAGTCAGCATCCGCTTTTATCTTGCGTTGATTATCGGTCAGCCCAGCGTCTTCTTTCAAGTCAGGGCTGTTCCTGAACTTCATGAACATTCTGACAGTCGGCTCGAGATCAAACTTGTAACCGTCTGCGGTTTTCTTTGCCGGAAGCAGTTCATCCTTCGCCAGTCGTTGGATGTATTGAATCGAAACATTCAGAAGGTCAGCAATCTGCTGTGTGTTTCTCCATATTGCCATTTTGTCTCCGTCCTACATACCAACCCGAAAAAACCGTATCAAAAAATAGCCGATTTTTGGGGTTCGGAGCGCCGCAAGCGTTTTTTCGCGCCAGAAGGACCCGCTCCAATTATTATTTTTTCGTCCCGCTCCGTCGTTTTGCACAAAAGAAAGATGTTTCTTTTGGCTATTTGAACCTTCTTTCGAGGTTATGTTCCAGTCTCTTGCTCATCTCTTCGGTCAACCTGTTCGTGACCCTCGCCTCCACCTTGTCACTGACGACCATGGAAGCGGCAGACGGCCCGCGAACAACTTCGATGTCATTGCGGTCTTTGCTCACACGCTGGGCTGGTACTGTTCCGCCGTTGAGCATGAGGATGTTACCGGACTTATTCGAGTGCGGTCCGTTCTTCTTTTTCTTCTTTACGTTCTGACCGAACTGCTTCTTGCTCCCACGATAGACCCCCATCTTCATGGTGTAACTTCCTGCCCGTCGGCTCTTCGGTGTCATCCCATAGTGTTGAGGGGTCAGAAGGTTGCCGTTGTATTCGAGGACCAGTTCTTCCCCCGCTTCCTTCATGTGGATGCGGAGGTTCTTATTAGGAAGCAAGTCGCCTTTCTTCACGTTATAGACAGGGACAACTTCCTGTGCAATCCATGATGGAGCTCTGGACTTGCAGTCCTTGCGGGTATCTTCCATTGCTTGTCGCCCGCTCCCACTCATCATCTCCAACTCCTTCAGGACTTGGTCAATGTTTATGATGGCGTGTCCCATGCTATCTCCTTACGAACATTTATTTTGGTTTGCTGGCATAAAAAAAGCGCTCCTTTTGGAACGCAATGCTTTTCCTACCCGCCACGGTTCAGCCGGTGCCGAACCGCAACGGAAAGGAGCTTTATATCAACAGGCGATTGCCTGAAGACATCAGATTCACGAAAGAGAGCCCCGGGCACCCGAGGCTCTTCATCGTGTACAGGTATTGCCGCCCCTGTACCGGCGGGGGTCCGGCTCTGCCGGAAAGGTTCGGAGACATATGCAGAAGTGCCTCACCGCGGGGTTGAGACGGTGCGACGCTGACTGCCATGGTTTGGAACGACAAAGGCACTCGCCATCGGAGCGGGTGCCTTTTGCCGGTATTCCATAGGAGAAAGGAGAGAATCACGGATGCCCATGCATTCAAGTTTTCTTCATTATCTCACACTAACACAATAACATAAAAAGATTGCCCCTGGGGCGCATCTTTCCCAGGGGCGTCAATTTGCAATAAGGAACGAAATTCTTGGCTCTATTTATGAAAATCCGCATAACTACGTCGTTTTTTTGATTACAGCTTGCAAATCCCTTTTGAACTTATCAAGGTTGTAGAAATCCCGCTGATATTGCCACTAAATAAATGAATTTAGACTTATAGCGACCATACGTGTGCCGGTCTGCAAAGACCGGGTAAGGTGTCCGGAAGTGGATGTTCTGCCAGACCGCTTCCCGATACTCTACCGGTATTTTCTCCCTCTCTCGGTCAATGATGTCGTTGGAGCGGGTGAGCGCCGCCCTCCGGTCTGCTTTGTTACTGACCGGGTCGGATGTCCCACTGCCATGAGGAAGACCGTCAGACGGAGCGGGCGACTCTTCCAGGATCGAGTTCGCTTCCTCCTGACGGCGATAGTATCCCCGAATGAACCAGAGCGTCTGCCGGTACACATCTTCGGGCAGAACGTATGGGTTGTTGGTTGCTTGGTAGTCTCTCATGTTCTTGGCTATATTCCTTTCTTACACTTCATGGACCGGCTTCGTACCGAACTGTCTGCCACATTGACCGCAATGCACACAGATTTCACCGAAAGAGTCCGGGTTCTTACAATCCGGGGAAACCCTATAGTCAGCATGGACGATCAATGGGAGCGGGCATTCTTCCCCTCCTCTGAAGCGCTGCCAGGTTGCTACTGGTCGTCTGAACGGTTCTGCTTTGAGTTCTTTGGTCAACTGGGCTCGGAAACAGTCCGCTGGGCACTTGCTGTCGTAATCAAGGCAGTGCGCATAGTCGTGGTTCATCTGTTGGCCTCCTCTTGCAGCAAACGGGCTATATGAAAGATTTCCGGAGCGCGCAAGCCTTTTCGCTCATCTCCACAGCGGAACGCAATCCGAATCAAATATCTAACTGCGATTGAAAGGCCATCCGTGCGCCCCTTTCGGTATGCTCTTTTTAAAGCGTTATCTTCATATGACACGAACTCAATCACTTTGGCACCTCCTCATATTGTTCCGTCTGAGGCCTCCATACACTCTGCATACTTCCCAGTCGAACCGAAGCCGTTGTCGCCGCGTTCACCGCCTTCGATAGTCTCCACCTGTACTGGCACAGGACGAAGTACGGGAACAATTACAAGCTGCGATACCTTAGTACCAATGGGGAGCGGGACGGCTGATGCAGTATGGTTGTACAGTTTCACTTTGATGCTGCCGGTGTATCCTTCGTCAATAAGCCCGGTACTTGTAATACCGCGCTTGACATTGAGGCCGGACTTCGACATTAAGACACCCGCCGTTCCTTTCGGAAGTTCAACATGCACGCCGGTATCAATGACGGTGGAACCGAGTGCCGGTACCGTCGTTGCATATGGAGTGAACAGGTCCAGCCCTGCATCTTCCGAATGTGCTCGCTCCGGGAGATATGCACAATCGTCGAGTTGAATGGAAACCTCTGGTGCCGGATCTGCCCAAGCTTCCCGGTTCTCCATAAACTCGCGGAGTTCTTCAAGACACGCATCACACAGTTCAAGTGCATACGCCGTACTTCCAACAAGAGGGAAGGCTCTTCGTCTCAACTCGTATTTCGGAGCAAAGAAAGTCGGGCGCGAGCCTTTGAATTCCGCGCCGCATCTGTCACAGACTTTAATCAGCATTGACGCCACCCCTTTTCTCCTCCATTTTTTTGATTACATCGATTGTTGCTACACCGAACGCTTTGGTAAGATCTGCGTCCTTGTAGATGATTCTTGCCGCGCAATGAATCATAGCGATTGCCACAAATGCTTTGAACATTTTCCAATACAACATTTTTGCCTCCTTAACCTATGTGATAACCGGAAACCCAATCATTCTTTCGATCTATTCTTGTTCCTTTTTCATAATGCCGACAATTTTCGACAAGGCATCCGCGGGGTACTCCAGTCACATGGAGATAATCGCATATGCTCATTGAACTTATTGTCGCTCTGTATCTACAACCCTTACAAGATTCCGGGGTTCCATGTATATCCCGTGGGAGATCATCCTCGATGTATCCATAGTCCTTAGGCAGCGGAACTGGTAAAGGAACATAGATATCACCAGGGGCAGGGTTGTAGACTTCAATAATCTTCTTCTCAACTCGCCAAGGGATCGGCCAGTGACCTTTCTCGTAGTTCGACAACATACCTTGAGATGTTCCAACAGAAGTCGCAAAGTCCCGCTGAGTCATACCCTGATCTTTTCTTATTTTTTTGAGTTGCTCAGGTGTCATCTGCGTCTTCCTTTTCTCGCATAGTTGCTGTTGAATCCAAAAATATAGTTGAGCCAATACCGAACCATCATCTAACCTCCTTCATTGAGTCTGGAGCCAGCTGGAGGAATTGAACCCCCTCCGTCGGGCTTTTGCAGAGCCCCGGCCTTCCATTAGCCTAAGCTGGCATGTCACTGCGGGCAAGGATTTGCACCTTGCATGATTGTTTTACAAGTGCGCTTGGACTATCGAAGAGTGCCAGTTATGCGTTTAACTTTAAGTTTTTCGCCTCTTATTCCACCTTTTAGGTCGCCACTCTGCGCGCTAACAATCAAGTGTTTCTTTGCGTCTACCTATTCCGCCACCGCAGTTATTGTTGGGGACGGACAGTTTCGAACTGTCATCAACGTCACGAGTATGCCCCTCGCTTGTTTGTCGGTGTGCATACCACCTAAAGCACTTACCCCTTATGCTACGTCCCCATTTCCGCCACCGCATTTTTACAACCTGCCAATAATGAACGTCAGCACGGGTCTGCGACACAAGTTTTATTCCGTTTGTTTCTGTGCCATCTCAGCGGGGACTGGTTAGACACATTGCAGAGCACTGACATTCATGGCGCTCGCCAGAGGTCGGATTCGAACCGCCCACTTCCGCGAACCGCATGCTGCTCGCGTGTGACTCCCCTTTCCTGGCGTGTCATTCTTGCATATGTTGGAACAGCCGTTCACTGGCGCCAGAGAAGTATCGTCTATCCTTCTCAATGCCGATGAACCGTCTGCCAGTGTTCATCGCAGCGATGCCGGTGCTTCCTGATCCCATGAACGGGTCCAGGATTACCCCCCCCGCAGGACTTGACACCTGTAAAAGTCTTTCAAGGATCGGGACCGGCTTTTCGCAGGTGTGCAGCCGGTTGTTTGATGGAAGTGGAGGAACCGACCAGACATTCTTGTGATTCTCATCGCATCGATGAAAGTTGCGGAGGTCTTCGTACTCCCGGCGGAGGTCTTCGTACTCCCGGCGGAGGTCTTCGTACTCCCGGCGGAGGTCTTCGTACTCCCGGCGGAACCCGAGAGGCTTGTAGACCGCATCCCACACTTCTTGTACGGGGATTTCGAACTGAGAGTCGTGGAAGTAATGCCGAAGCATTGCCCCGGACTTCCCGGTTTCCTGCTGATACTTCAGAAGGATGTCATCTTCCGTAATCCCCAGCCGCTGCAGTTCGCTTTTGTACCACTCTTTGATGGACTTGTAGGACTCAGGGTCAGAATTGATGCGTTCCAGACCGGTCTTTCCCCACAGGGCATCGTTGCCCGCGCCTTTGTCAGGCATGTTGAAGAAGTGGAGGCAGAATTCGCAGACGTTAAACCATGACCGCAGCGAAGTCTCGCTCATCGGGTCTCGATTTTTCCACGAAATCGTCCGATATGTATCGCCCTTATCCCAAATGCAAAACGACTGAAGTGCCAGCGGGATCTCCCGCACCTTGATTTGCTGCAGGATATCGCTGATCTGCAGGATGTCATTGTGCCACATGTACAGGACTCCGTTCGGCTTCAGGATGCGGTGACATTCTTCCAACCAGTCTGCAGACCACTGGATGTAGTTGTCGATCTTGTCCCACTCGTTCCGCTTGCCAGCTGTAACGACTCCAATGTTGTACGGAGGGTCCGCAACGACAAGGTCGACATAGTTCGACGGCAAGTCAGCCATCACCTTGAAGCAATCCGCGTTGTAAAGTTCAAACTTGTCCGTGATTATCGTCGGCTGCATTCGGTCACCTGTTCAGAAGTCCTTTCATCTCTTCGAAGTCACTGTCGGCAAGCGTCAGGTCCACTCCGAATTCTTCTGCCTTCGTGAGGAACCTCTGCTTCTTCGTCCGGATCACTTCTTCTGCTCCGGCGAATTCCTTCAGAAACTTCATGGTTCTCTTCTTCAATCTGTAGTACTGGAAGTTGTACGCTCCGCTCTTCCAGGGGCGTTTCTCCATCACACTGATCGTGATAGCGATGCCGAAACACCCAGCGGCCACACCAGCGAGGGCGAACCCGATCGTTCCGGCGAGCCACACAACCGGTCCTTCCGTGAACCGGATGATGAGGAAAATCAGAGCGATGCCCAGTGCCACCAGACCGGTCAGGAGGTACCCCTGTTGCTTCTCATTCATGCTATGCCTCCTTGCATATTCTTACTTCGACCCGCTGGATGCGGGCCTGATTGTCGTACATCGGATAGTGGACCGCGCCGATGATGTCCCGAACGAACTTCGGTCCGTCGTCGGTCAGGACACCGGTCTTCACCAGAGCGTCGAGGATGAACTTGTTCGCGCTCTTGATGTTGTCAGCGTCCCTGCGGTTCTCGTGCTCGTACCAGTCGATGACCAGCACGACCCGGTCGTCGTAGTGCTTCGCAAGGTCTCCCTTGCTCTGGGCGACCCGGATACACAGAGCGATCTGTCGCTCAGTGTCCTGCTTCATCTTGTTCCCTGCATAAGTGTTGCCTCTGTTCTTGGCGATGACCTGATTCAGGGATGGAAGCTTGCCAGGTATCTCGAACCGCCCGATGGTTTTAAGTGGTTCCAATTTTGCTCCTTTCCGCGCGAACCGCCGGAGGTTCCGCTGTGTGTCAAGGGTGTTGTAACCGTGTGAATGGCGATGCATCCCCTTCCGGCGGTATTCACTTCTCCGCGCATTACTGTCAACGCGGTGCAGTGCCGTGGCACATCTTTTCCCTGCCACTCCTCGCCTTGCCTCAACACCACGCTGCCACTCCTCGCTTTGCCTCAACACCACGCTGCCTTTCTTTGCCGATGCATAACCTATCCATGCCCCCGCTCAACTTTGCTTAATGAAGCATCGCCTCTACCGGGCATATCTGCACTATGCCAGAGCTATACAGCACAA